CCAATGTCATCCTGTAATAGATGTATTGGCTGAAACGCTTGTCGGGTCGTTCAGAAATTCTAGCTACGATGTCTTCCCAAATGCAGAGGCCAATTCCTCTCCTGTGAAAAGCAATACAATGATCAGGATCACCACTATTTTCCTGTGCAGTAGGATCATAAGTAAATGAACCAGATGTATGTGTACCGCCTTTTCTGGGAATCAATTCAGTCCGGATGATGTTAAATCCCATGTATTGGGTTAAATCACCTGCAACCAATGCACGGACTTCATTGAAATCAGCACTATTGACTTTGGTAGATTTCAGCAAGTTGCTTAACTGTGCAGAGTTGACAATTAAGAACAAGTTGCTGTTCCCATTTACATCGTAATCATCAGCATCGTTTGCACCAAGGATTTTACGTGCATGTATTAACTTACCTACAGTCAATCCATAGTTTCCTGCTGAGTTTCCATCAACGTCATAACTAATGTCGTTAATAGCTACTTTTTGACCAGCAGGTAATGCAACAGCAGTATTTGCAGAAGATGTTCCATCAGAAGCATCTCCGTATGCATTTCCCACTAATGCGCTGATAATGGTTTCATCCATTGCCCTACCCATTGCCATAGATGCGTTTGCACTATATGCAGATGCAGGGTCAATCAACATCCTGAGTTTGTCAGGATTATCTATCATATCACCCCAATCAAAATCAGAAGGAGTAACTTTCCTTCGATCATGTGGTGTGTTTAACAACGGTGAATCAGCATGACGAGATGTAACTCTCTGAGCCGCGACTGATTCAATACGATCCATGAAGACTTCTTCACCGACCTTGCCTGTTTCTAATGTGACAGCATTCCGTAGCCTGCTTCCCATCTGTTGGACGAGAAGTTGGACATTTGCGGAAAACTGCTTCACAAAAGAAGTAGTTACGTGTACTGACATAGTTCCGCTTTGATTATATGTTTAAGTTGCTACGGATTATCCTATTGGGTCCGAATCACCCTATATATTCATGCAGTTTTGTCATTTCCCTAACCGCTTCAGCATGACCTGGATTATACTGGTCCAAATATGCGTTGCGAAAGTTGGGATCTGCCATTTTAGCATCAATACTTTGCTGGGCTTGTGCAGGGTTCATACCCCCAAGAATAGGTGTGCTAGAACCTGGAAGAACTGAATCTTCCTGTAGTAATTCACCTACTCGACTAAACACTTTCAGGATTTCTGGGTGATTGCCCAATCCTGTTTGTTCCATGATTTCTACTGCTTCAGGAGTAGCAAAATTCATGAAAGCTCGTCTGGCTAATTCTACGTTTTTATCAAAATCACCACCCCACTCTTTTTGTAAGGCTTGTGTGTTTTCAATTTCAAACTGATCAAATGCTTCTGACTCTGATTCTTCTTGTCCAGCAATAGAATCAATATAAGCATCAAACAGAGCATTAGCCTGATTATTGTTTAAACCAATTTCATGTGCTAATTGCCTAAAGTTTTCCGTAGTTTCAGGAGCATAATTACTCATATCATAATGCTCATAACTTTCAGGCCTACCTAAAGCATTGTAGACATCATCCATTGGTTCTCCTGCTCCTGGCAACCGAAGTAGCTGTTCAGCAGGAACCCCCATCTTTTTCACAAGATGAGTGTACGACTTAGCCAACTTGTCTACAGAATCAAAGTTCTGTAGGGATGGTTCGTGCGCTAATCCGTCAGGTAAATTCTGCGGATCAAAATGTAAGTTTGGTGCATTGTAATCACCACCACTAATAATAGAAGAGGGACTTGCGGTTTCTGTTCCTGATTCGTAAGAACCAGCTTCAGAAGTTGTCGAAGTCGCTACTGCTTCCTCGCTCATAACTATCCTTCATACGTTGCTGTATCTTATTAACATCTAAAGATACATAGTTTAAAATTGCTAAAATAACAGACCTACGGCCTTCATTAAAAGAAGTTTCATAAGGGTCGCTTGTCTGTGTGCTAGTAAAAAAATAATTTGACTTCATCAAATCGTCAAGAACTTCTTGTCCTGCATCAGTAGAAAAAATCTCTTTATACGTAGCTCTTCTACGTTTTTCTTTGTTATTAAGCACCTGCTATTGTCGCTGATGCTTGCGCTCGTTTAGCTTCTGCGCTTGCTGATGTTTCATCGATTCCTGCTACTATTTGTCCTTGTTGCAGTTGTGCCATCATCATTTGTTGTTGTTGTTCTGCTTCTTGTTCAGCATTAAACTGTGCTTCATCTTTAATGACAGATGGTGGTGTTCTCAGGATCTCAGCCCCAAGTTCTGCAATTCTTGAAATATCAAGCCTGCGTAATACAGTTGGATCTATCTGCGCCATTGGTGCAAGAAACTGCACTAACTGCGATATGCTGTTCAACTCGTATCCACGCATTGCTATGGAAATAGGATTTCTGTATTCAATTTTAAATTCTTTTTGTTCTAACAATATGTCAGGTGGTTGTGGCAACATATTGTTTTGCATCATAATATTGACAGTTCTTTCTATCATTGGTCCTAACAACTCTATTTCTTGCCTAGATACCAAAGGACCAAGGATTTGCATCCTATCTCTTTGTCTGGCTTGTATTTCTGTTGCTGTAAACCTCAAAACATCGCCATCTTGTGCTGTAGGTCCAGGCAATTCCATCATGTCTAAATAAAATGCTTTTTCTATAGATTGCCTTACCTGTCCCATTTTGTTTTCTGCATAATCTAATCTTTGCATTGCTGGCAAAGGAAATATGCGTTCATCTTTACTCAAACCAGTTCTATAGTAGTTCAAGCCTCCTGGCGTTGTCCTTACAGGGTTTATAAAACCATCATCAGGAACCATCAATGGTGGATCTACCATTTTCTGTAATGCTTTAAGATAGGTTTTTTCCATCTCATTAAGCATTTTAACATCAGCTAAAGCTTCGCCTCCTGGCCCTCTGCCGTATGTTTCTAAAGAGTTTCTTTCCCATCTACTGCATACAAATGGAAACTCATTAAAACCACCAATACTTAAAACTTCCTTTTCATCTGGCATAAAATACACGCTAGTAAAAGGAAATCTTTTTTGCGGTGGTTCTTTAAATGTGTGTGTAGGTTTGACTACATGACAACATGCAAACTTATCGTATATTGAGTTTTTCTCTTTGGCTTTTTGTACTTTTTCAGGAACTTGATCACCCCAAGTTTCAATAAGCTCTTTTGCTGTGTGTTCATATACACGATAAATAGTGTCAACCCTCCCTAATTCATTTTTTGCTAGATAACAGTCATACAAAGGAAATGTCATAAAATGCGGTCCTTCTGCTGGAACGTCTTTTATGTACATTACACCTGTACCAAATGCACCAAGATCCAAAAGATATTCGTGCATACTAGGGTGAAAATTATTATGTGGCCTGTTAAATGCTTCTATTACAAGCCTAGTGCATTCTTCAAGCCACAACTTTACATTCTGGTCTTGACTTAAAATAGAATTTTTAAGAGTTATTTCAAACCAATGCTGTGAAGAAGGTGTTAGCAAATTGTGCATACCAGAACTAAATCTGGTTAACGCACGCAATGGCGTAGAGTCAAATACTTTGTCTCGTCTTCTTTCACCAACACTTCTTAGGCCAACAAAGTCTCCACGATTGGGCGACATCAAATCCCCAATACTTTGCCATTGTTCTTCCCAATTTCTTCTGTTGTTTTTTACAGAAGCTAACTCTTTGTTTAAAGACTCAAATAATGATGTCTTTAGATTTTCCATTATCCTTTAGTCAAATAAGTCTGTCTTCGTCCCATGCCTGCTTTTTTCATTTGAAGCTTTGATGCTCCCATTCTAGCAAGACCACCTGAAGCTGGTCCCATAACACCAGCACCACCTCCAGCACCACCTCCACCTTTTGGCCCCATTCCTAACATGCCCATAACAGCATTGCCAAGCATATTTACTCCACCACCTATTTGTTTAATGTTGTGGCTCAAACCTTCATTAATAGCCTGCATATTTGAAGACATTGCACGACCAAAAGCAGAATCTTGTCCTAGATTTCTGTCAAGTCCTTGATGCAGGGCTTTCCCCATAGGATCAACTAATTGACCTGCTCCTTGTCCTATTTGATCAATGCCACTACCGATGCCACCTATACCCTCAGATATGCCTTCATTGATACCTTGGCCTACATTACCTAAAGAATCAGCAACAGGATTAGCTACGGTTCCAACTGCTTTATTTAGTCCACCGCCAACTTCTTTAGTTATTTTGGTAATTGGATTACCTCCACCACCACCAAAACAAATGTTTTTAGACTTAGGGAATTGTTCGCAATCCCAAGGTCTTAATTTGTCTAATATTTCAATATGTTCCATGTTAGCCCATCATTGCTTTTTTTGCGCTTCTAGTAAGAAGTGAACCACCTGCTAGTCCCATCCCTTTCTTTTTTACCATACCCATTCCAGCACCTAATGCTCCTTCTAATGGGGTTTTTTCCATGATTTGTTTAGCAGGAGACAAAGCCATGTCTAATGGGTTTTTACCTGCCATCATTCCACCTAAAGGTGTTGCTCCTACTGCATCCGTTGCTGTTTTTGCAACTTGTTCTAAAGGTTTTGTTACTACACTTAATGCATCACCTACTGATCCACCCATATTACCTTATTGCTGATATTGGTTTAAAAGGTTCATTTCTATTGTCTGGTACACCATAGAAATTGTATTCATGATCCAGAGATCCGTATGCATGGTCAACTCTTTTTTTATCTACACCAACTGAAGCATAACGTAAAGACATAACTGCATATCTAGTTGCAGACATAATATCATCACGTTCTTTTATGATTTTTCCGTCTTTACGATGGTACATTCTCATTTCCGCAAACCAATCACCCAAGTGGTCAAATACCTTAAGCCTACCTGACTGCATTCTTTGAAGCATTTCCATAATTCCAGGCTCCACGCTATTACCACCATCGGGATTAGAAAAATGACTGCCAAGCATATTAACGCCAAGTTTCCTGTATAGTTTAGAAAGCGGTTCCCCAGATCCTTTATCATGTTGCATCCCATCATGAGGCCAAACACAAGGTATTTTATCACCTCTTGTTTTGATTGCATGAGCGTGTGTAACAGGCGTTTCAGCACGTACAGAATAAATGTCGTAGACGTATGCAGTATCAGAGTCACGATCCCAAGCAACCCATACACAAGCAAACGGATGATCCCAACCAAAGTCAATGGCACATATTTTAGGCCAATACTTTGAAAGTGAAAATGCAGGTACTTTGATAGTTTCTTCATCAACAGGAAATACCAATCCTGAACCAAGTACAGGAATCCCCTTTGATCGCATTTGTCTTTCATGCGGAGGAAGTGCTGATAATATTTCCTGCTTTGCTTCTTCGTCAAGGTGTGGCGCATCATCCCAGCTTGCATGATATAACTGTTGTCCTGGTTTTAAATCGTTCATAAATTGGGCAACTACGTTGGTCATGCCTTTTTCGGGCGTAAACGTCATGAATATAAGCCCTCTGGTTTTTAACGTAGCACGTAAACCCTGTGAATAGATGTCTTGGGGTGGTTCCTCATCTAGCCACACTATATCTACGGCTTTACCCATCCATTGCTCTTTACCTTGTTCGTAAGACTTAAACCAAAGCTTAGAGTTGCGACCTGATTTGTGGCGCACTGTAATTGCACTTATAGCATTAGGAATACCAGGCATTCTGTCTGTTTGCAGGATTCTATCTTTAGGAATCATG